CTTTGTATGGTAAAGGCATGATGTTGTCTTTCATCGTGCCAGAAGGAACGTCTACATCTCTAAATTCACCTGGAGCAATCGGTGTATCATCACCTTTGACTCGTAAACCACGGGTCTTGAATCCACCTGGAAGGTTAGCTAACGATCCAGCGTCTACTAATTGACGTAAGATAGATGTACCAGACTTAGCAAATCCACCAATTAAGTGAATAAGGCCGAATGCATAGAAACCAAAGCCTGGAATGTATGGATAGTGAACAAAGTGTTGACGTTTTTGATATGTCTCATCATCTGGTTCCCAGTTTCTACGAACAGCTAATACTGTCATACTGCCATATTCAATAGTCACAATGTATGGAAGTTTTAAACCAGTCTTATTACCTTTGTCATCTTTATGTTCAAATCCAGGAAGATCTAAATCAACCTGCATTTCAATCAGTTTATATCTAGAATCAGTTGTTGCACGGAAGCCTAACTTCTCTGCAATCTTCTTCTCAACTTCATCTAATGTATTTTGTGGTGCGCCTAATTCAACATCACGATAGAATCCATCAAGCTGAAGTCTTAGTAATTCATTTTCTGTTTTGCGCATGACGTGAGATACACGCTCTGCTGTTTCAAGATTAGATGCGCCATAAGGTACAACTAAATCTTCTGAAGGAACATAGATAGATACTTGACGATCAAGACCTGGATCTACATAAACCTTTTTAAATCCATTACCAGATAACGCTGTACCCCATAGCATACGTTCATGTTCTGAACGATACTCTGTCATCTTTTCTGTAAGCTCATAGTTCATGTCATCAACGACACGCTCCATGGCATCTTTTTTCTCTTGGGTTTCTTTTCCAATGATCTCGCCCTTAACTGGACCAGCTGCTGGAAAAGTATCCATGATGGTTTCTGATTGGAATTTAGTTACAGCTTCAGCTAAGATTGGATGGTAGACTCCACAAGCACCATCCCATGGCTCTGAGCGTTCTTCAATTTTCAGACCTAGAAGTTCTAAACCATCGACATAAGTTTGAATCCAGTCTTTTCTTGACGCTACGTCACCATCAAAATCACCAATGAGATCACCTGCTAAAAGCGTTAACTCACCTTCAGTTAAGTCTTCTGCTAAGTTCTTATTGAACTCTTCAGTGTCTTCTGCTTTTTCAAGATCAATTTCTAATCCATCCATTTTAATTTTGACAGATTCTGGATCTTCAATTTCAATTTCAACTGGAGGTGCTTGATCAATTGCTGCTAGACCTTGTGGTGCTTCGTATAATGCTTTGTCGATTGCCATAATTTTTCCTTAGTAATATGCTACTTTGCGTCTAAATTCTCTTGGTTCATCTGGTTCGTCTGTTGGAAGATTAACGAATCCTCCCTTTCTAAACCGAATAAGAGCTTGGGTTGAAGAGTCCACTAAGTCATCGTGGTCTGAATTTGGAAAGGCTGCCATCTCTTCTATGACTTCTTCGGCCCACCTTTTGCGTGGTGCCCATACCTTGCCAGAAGCGAATAAATCTGTTACAGAGTTTAATCTGCTTATTTTATCGTTTCCACGGGTCGGTGTAAACTCTTGAACGGGTATTCCCATCCTTCTTAATTCAAATACTAACGGGGCTCCAGAGGCTTTTGCTTCGATAATAAAGGCATCAGGTTGCCATTCTTGATAGTATTCAAGCGCTCTTGCTTTAAGTTCTGGAAATTCCATCCGCTCTTTAAAAGCATCAAGAAGAATAATATGAGGATCATTTTCGTTTTCATCTTTATAAAACACTCCCCAAGTGGTACAAGCTGAATAGTCAGAACGTTCATTCTTGGTAAAAGCCGTATCCCATGACTGAATAATAAACTGACAGTAAGGTGGAGTTTCATTCTCCCACTCTTGCCACCATTCACGCTTAACTAGCGCACCTTCTTCAGAGGTTGGGTCTTGTTGGTACTGAGCTTGCCATTTAGATAACGGCAACTCTATTCTTAATTTACTTAATTCATCAAAAGACCAGAACTCTGGCCATAAAGGTTTTTCAGAAGGTAAGATGGCTGGGAGTTCAATGATTTCCCATTCATCTCCATCACGATCCACCATAGATTGTAGAATCCTGCCTGTTAGGTCTCGTTTAGCCCAACGGGTCATCACCACTACAATCGAACCTCCTGGTTGTAAACGTTGACGAGGACCTGAGGTATACCACTCAAATACTTTATCGTATACAGTAGGGTCGCCTGCGGCTAACGCTGCTTCCTGTTCCGAATGCGGGTCATCAATGATGAGTAGATCAGCTCCCTTACCTGTGACAGTACCACCCACACCAATAGCAAAGTACTCACCATTAGCATTAGTACTCCAGCGACCAGCAGCTTTAGAGTCAGACCGAAGGGCGACATTTGGGAATATTTTCGCATAGACTTCAGAGTCTACCAGATTTCTTACCTTTCGTCCAAACCCAACTGCAAGTTCTGCTGTATTAGAACATTGGATAATCTTCTTACCTGGAAACCTTCCTAAGAACCAAGCTGGCAACATAAACGATGCAAACTCAGACTTAGTATGTCGAGGAGGCATATTAATGATTAATCGTTTGATCTCACCATTAGCGATCTGTTCAAACTTCCTCGCCATCAAGGCGTGGTGTCTTCCATGAATAAATCCAGGCCACATGGTTGTGACAAACTTCATAAAGTCTTCTTGGCCTTCTTCACGAAGTAAAGCATTGTCATACTCCCTGACTTGTTCTAATACCATAGCCTGTTCTTCAGGCGATAGCATATTCATCAGTTCTACGACTTTATCACTCAAGATCTCTTACCCTTAACCCTGCTGGACGGATTGACCTAGCTCTTCCCTTAACCCCTTTGCAAACCCCTATCTCGATAAGGATCTGCATCTTACGGGCCACGTTCCCCCTACCTCTTTCGCCCGTTAGACGCATCACATCATCTATAGTCGGACCAAAGCCATAGGTCTTCCAGAACTCGTCTACTATTAGGAATATCTCTTTTTGTGCTGGGGTCATAGTTGTTCCGTAACGTAATAAACCATAAAAGCCAAAGCAATCCATGTTAAAACCAATCCAACCATGATCCAATCTTCTTTCCGCCCCCTATAACCCTTTAGGTCAGCCCATATGGTATAAAGACCATATAGACAAGCCATAAGGTAGATAAAGAACCATAGAGACCATGTAAGGTGAACATACATATAGGAGACATCAATCCTATTCATTTCTTACTCCTATCTATAACCTTAGCAGGCTTCTTATCAGTATCCTTTAAGAACTTATCTGAGGCTACATTACCCACAAAGGTACCTCCTACAGAGGCAGCAAACTGAGCACATCCATATAAGGACAGCAATCCAATAACAATCATTACTCTCATACTTCCCTCCAATTTGGGTTAGAAGTATCTACTGGGGGTGTATGGGACCCAGAAGAACTAAGGGGGGGTGTTTCTGTGTGCGTCTCTTCAAACTGCTCCCAAAAATCAGATACCCCCTCCCCCTGTGTGGTTTCTGTTTTGATAGGGGTGGTTGCGGATATAGATGCGGATTGTTTGTCTGGAATAGTATGGCTTAGGGCATCCTCAAAATTTTCTGCAATTTGGGGGTCGGCATCGGGTGGGGTCAAGTCTTCCGCCTTTTCTTCCGCCTCAGGTTCGGTTGATAGATGATCTTCGGTCATATGATCTTGAGCGTTTATATCCTCAGGCGCTTGATCTATAGTTTCAGGATCAGGGTTCGCTAGACTTCCGCCTGTTATCTCTCTTAGTAGATCATCGGCCTGTCGCTTCTTATCCAAACTAATATTTGATGATGACCTGATCGCTTTCGCTAGGGTATCTATAAGCCTGTCTTTAGCTTTAGCGCTTGTATCGGTTGCGGTTATCTCTTTACGCTCTGTAAATAAAGCAACCTCTGTTATCTTGCCGAGTAATTCAAGCGCCTTGATCTGTTGAGCGTGATTGACTTCGGGATCAATAGCCTTTTCTGTTAGCTTTTGTATGGTTAAGGCTC